TGACCCAAGGGAGATCTTCACCCTCAGGAGCAGGAAGGAAACGAATAACGGCATAACCGTTACCTGACTTATCCATTTCTGGCTTCCAGAGACGGTCATCTTGACCACCTCCACCACCGTTTTGCTTCTCAACTTCCTTGACAAGTTTCTGAGTCAAGGATCCCAGAGAAGATTGTTTTTTCAGGTCTGCAAAACCCATTTCGTGTACCTCGTATTAAACGTATTTGGCTTGTTGGTTAAGTTTGGGTGGGGGACCTAACCACCCCCGTACTATAGACTATTTAGCCCGCCTCGTCAAGAGACTTCCTCATGTTGTCTACGATATTGGTCATGTTCTTGAAGACGTATGTCAGGTCAACATCAGGGGGGAACCCAAGTTGCTGAGCTGACTCGATGATATTCTCTTTCATAGTCTTAGCTGCAGGATCATCAGACAAACTCATCCGAGTGTAGAGAACCTGTTGTTTCTTCAACAACTCCTCCAACATTTCAACATGCTCTAGTTTATCCTCGTTTGTCATGGTAGAAAACGAGAATACTTTTTCATAGATTACCTCTTGTAGTTCGGCAATCTGTTTCATTTCTTCCTGAACTATTTCTGAATCAAAGAAATTCATTCGACTACTTCGGTCTCCGCTACGGGTTCTTCTGCCGCATTCTCATTTTCAATCTGTTCAAGGACATCAATAGCTCCAAGAACTTTCAGGTACATTTCTCTACCTGCTTCAATTTGTGATTCCAATTCAGCCTTTTGCTTTTTCAAATTCTCAAGCACAGTTCCATTCTCAAGTGCCATGGATAATTACCTCCTTAAGGATCGATTTAAATTTGAATACATCAATATGTATAAAGGAATTATACTTGTCAATTCTCATAGATAAGAACTTCCAAACGGGGTCATCCAATATACTATCGAAGTCTTTTTTGAACCCAATGATCTTATTTAAAATGACCATGGACTCAAGGGATAAGTTCTTCGCCAAGTGTTCCTTGACGACAGGTGGGTGACGTTTACCCTCAATCTTAAACATACCATCAAAGTCACGATTTGTAAATACGTTTTCTATCTCTGATTTAAACGTATACGTAAGTGATTGTAACCTTCTTTTCCAATCGGTGTAGTTCTGTTCCCCATTTCTAACAATCTCCCCAATCCAAAGAGACTGAGGATCATCACAAGTAACAAAATTGGACACAAAAAATTCAATGACTTCTGAATCATCTTTCTGTCGAGATAGTTTTTCAAAAAAGTATCTGTCCTTTCTTTTATAGAAGGACTCTAATGACGCACGTGATTTACCACCGTAACGATGGTAATCATATTTGTCTTTGGTAAAGTGATTTTTCAATCCAAGATAACTCTTGTACACATCAAAGGGTTTCACTTTAGGAATCATATGGGAAGTTTGGCATGAGATGTTTTCTTCAGTAAGTTTAACTCCATAGCCTCAGCTTTCAACCGTTCCTTCAATGGTTTCGATATAAGTTTAGGAATGGATTCGATATCAATACTATTCTTCTCACAAAAATATACAATCGCATCAACATACTTCATGTCAGAATTGTCTTTGACAATCTTCTCTATCTCTTCAGCAAAAGTACGACTGCTGTAGAATTTCTTTTCGATCAGTTGATCTACACTTAGTTCTTCAGACTTTGCCATATTCTTGTAATTTGAATTGAACAAACTCTCTAATATACTCGGTGAGAAGTTTGATGTACTTACTCTTGTCATACTGTTCATAAACAACGCATTCTCCATCCTCACAGGACATAATGATAACAAATTTTTTAACTGAGATACCAGTCATCTCATACAGCATACATGCATAAGCAGCACACTGGATGTAGTAACCTTCGACCCACTTCTCAGGCTTGGGTTTCTTACTTGTCTTGAAGTCAATGACAGCAAGTTCACCTTCATACTCTGCGATACAATCGACGGTACCGGCGACTCCTAATTGTTTGGAGAACAATGATTGTTCGATAGCATGAATGTTATCGATCTTTTTGAGTGTAGATTTAGCTTGTTTGAATAGAAATTCAGACAAGGGTTGCACACTAGGGAGTTTTTGATTCAGAAGATAGTGTTCAGTCAGTGTATGCATGTCAGTACCACGACTGGTTGCAGCCTTGGTAATCTTGTTTGCTTCATCTACACCGACTCTCTTTCTCCACTTCGTGAAAATCTCACGATTGTGGTGACTAATAACAGAGGTAATCGAAACAAGTTTCTTACCGTCTGGAGTATCATAGTACCGAACACCATCAATCGTCTCTCGGGAAAGAGACGGGTAATCTATTTCGAGATGATTAAACATTACATACCGAGCTCAAGTTTGGCAATGATGTACTCCTTGACGAGTCCACTTCTACAGATGTCCTCTGCATTGAATTCAATTGTATCAAACGATGGCATGTTCGTCAAGATCTTCATGAAGTCTGCGATACCATTTCTCTCATTCTGTTTAGTCAAGTCAGACTGAGTTGCGTCACCACAGAACATGATCTTGGAGTTCTCACCGATACGGGTGATCATCGAGTCAAGTTCGTGGAAGTTAAGGTTCTGGAACTCGTCAACAATGACAATCACATTGTCCAGTGTAGTACCACGGATGAATGATGTGGACCAGAAGGAGATGGTTCCCTGTGCCTTGAGGTTGTTATACAACATCTCAAACGATGCATCATCGGGCATCTCAAACATGTACTTGACCATGTTCTTGTACGGAATCTGGTACAAGGAGGACTTATCCTCATGGTCACCAGGAAGGAAACCGATCTCTCTGGTAGGTACGAGGGACCTGACGATGTAGATCTTCTCATAGGGTGTCTTTGGATCTAAGACATCCATGAGGGCATTGTAGAGGGTAATAAACGTCTTACCCGTACCAGCACAACCATACGCAACGAGGTTCTGTTCTTCCTTAAACTTATCAAAGAAGATCTCCTGATTAGGAGTGATAGGTTCTACCTTCTTAATGAAGTCAAGGTTAATTGGTTTCTTTCTCTTCATCATCTTGTTACTCATACCGAAGGGAACTGGATTGGAAGTAGTTCCAACACCTGTTTTCTTTTTTGCTGGCATAAAATTAGTCGTAGTGTTTAAGGTTAGAACCGGGTTGTTGTTGTGCCTTTGAGATTACATCTTTCCAACCAGGATGTTTTTGGTAAAGCTTTCCAAATGTCTCTCCCAATTCAACACCCATGACTGGTGCATTGTAGGGAGTATAGTATCTCTCCCATTGAGGATTACTCTCAAGCCACTTGTCCCAGTCATGAATACTCATGACAATTTCTTTCTCCTCACCCGTCTCTTTGTTTCTTACTGGGTATGTTGCCACGGTAACTCCATTGTAATGTGTATATTTATTACCAGTCTAGAGCTTCAGCAATGACTGGGAATTGATTCCTGAAGATGTTCTTACAGGATAGTGCGATGTCCATATGTTCTTTCTGGGTACCATTGGCTGAACGGAGTTCAATATAATGAATCCAGGAGCGAACAGAACCAGTCATGTACATCCTAGTTGGTGTTGCCAAAGGAAGTACAAAGCGAGCACACTCCTTGGCGACTCCAGCCCCTAGCATTTGATTGTAGAGACTCTGTGCAGAACTGAAGAGAGTGACCATCTGACGTTCCAGTTTGTCTACCACTTCAGGATCGAGATCATCGATGCTATTCTGACGATTCTTGTCATCCTGACGACGAAGTTCAGGAAGTTGAATGTCAGAGGTCAGTAGATTGGTACTGGCATACCGTTGAGAGAACTCTTGAAATGTAAATGAACGATGTCTAAGAACTTGTGCAGCGATACCCCTAGTAGTTTCAATTTCCAGACTCATAAAAGCCTGTTCAAAGATTGACCAGTGTTGATGCTTAATACAATACTTGAGAAGTCCTGCAAAGTTCTCATTGTCCTGATTGTTTGGATTAGAAACACGAGCACAGTATGCTATGTGTTGCTCAGCATCAGGAGTTACTGAGATGAGTTTTGCTTGATTCATTCTGTTTCTTTTTAAGTTTGCGTTCTTGTTTTACTCTTTCCACATACATCCTTTCCCCTTCTGTGAAGAGCTCTGGGTGTTTAAGAATGTACTTGATTGCTTTTTTTGTTTTCATGGTTGAAGTAAGCGTTGAAGTATGCAACGATTCCATTACTCAACTTGTTTCCCTGTGAGATCCAAGTGTCTACACATTCGTAGATATCTTGGGTGGAGTATGCTGCCTGATCGATACGGATACCACCATATCTATTTAACAAAACTTTAAGACACTGCTCTCTGAGTTTCATTCTCTCCTCAGTGTAACGCCAGTCGTCACTCGTCATCTTCAAATACCTCATCATAATCAGGGAGGGGTGGGAGTTCTTCCTCCAGACCCTTTGTGTAAGCTTGAACGTCAGAATACACCTCAGACTCCAATGCGTCAACCAGGAGTCTCAGGTTTCTGACAATGATTTTGAGTTTGTCTTTTTCCATACAAAAAAGGGGGGACAAGTCCCCCTAGTATAACAGATGGTTAACCGAGTGACAAGTGTCACTTGCTGTAAACACGACCACGATAACAGAAAGTACCGTGAGTCTCCTTAGACTCTACACAACGAGTGTCATACTCTACACCACGATAAGAGGTGTGATTGATTTGTGCGTCGTGAAGTGCGGCAGCTTTCTTGAGCTGCCTTCTGATCATGTTAAGTGTGTTCATGATTGACTCCTAAAGTAGTTGGATTTTTAGGTCCGTTCCTTTAGTCGTTTGCGTCCCATGGACAATGAGGAGTTGCCTCTTCAATTGTTTTTACTAATTCAATCTTAACCTTTTCAGGTAAGTTTTCCTGCCGATTAACCCGAAGCATGATTGCATCAGCATCACGACAAGCGATTGAAGCGTAAAAGAGAATTTCTAACATGGGATGAACGCTCCGTTCCGCGACTTACTTGCGTCCCTCTCAGTGAGGGATGAACGACAGGTCTATTATAGACCGCTGAAGTTATTTAGTCAAATGTCTTGTAATCCTCACCTTCTTTAACAAGCTCGGACACATAATCTTCTGTCCCATCCATGGTCTTGACAGCAAACAGGTTGGTCTTCTGATACTTCTTGACCTTCTTATACTTTCTCAGAAGTTCTTGTACCTGATCGGGATCCATATCGATCCCCTCAAATTTAATATCGAATCCCTTCATGACTTCTTTTTCTTCTCTGGTTTCTTTGGTTCTACACCATACAGTTTAGGATTAACTGTTCCTTTTGCTTGTGACATGTTCTTAAAATCACCACGGTAATTATCCCAGTAATGATCAAAGATATCTACTTGCTTATAAGATGTAACGATATCAAACTTGGTGATACCATCCTGTAGATACTCTACAAGAAATGCACTAGTCGGAAGTTTCTTATCATCGGCAACCGTTGGATCACAGTCTTGATAGAGAAAGTTAATCTTATCACTCAAGACCTACCTCCCCACTGAATATCAGGATATGCTTCTTCGATAACAGCACGGGTGATCTTATACTTACTAGTGAGGAGTTTATCTTTTACCAGACACAGAATGTCAGCCTCGGTAGGATGAAGTCCTTCCAACATTTGGATGAACATTGATTCTCTACGTGTCTTGGAGAGACTATCGTTACCACCTTTTACGAAGTGATAAAGATTACGGTACTCCTTACGGAGAGATGTATGGTCAGTTCCTAGAGGTACTTCACTTCTCTCGTAAGGTACTTCTCCATCAGGAAGCATGGAGATTACAGTGTCATCAAAGTTCCAAATAAGAAGTGACACAAGTGCATCACTCCTATGCTCTTTCAATGCCTCAATCTTCTTTGCCTTTGTTCTCTGTTTAGATACCTGTTCCAGAATCTCATGAACAAATGGATTGGGAGGTAATTTAGTTTTCACGGTGAATGATTTGGTTGCCATTTTAATCAGTATAGGTTATGTTTACGGGGGTGTCAATCCTCAGACTCAAAGTCTTCAATTTGATTTTCAAATCTGACAGCAAGAACATCGTCGGGTATCAACATTCCGTTTTCATCAAACATCTCAGGATGTGTTGGGATGTATTGTGAGGTTCTGTCATGCACATATTCCTTGAGAAGATATCCGATAACTCCTCCTACTAGGAGAAACAGTAACGAAATAATACCTGAGAACGTGAGTGTGACTGCTAACATGTTAGCCCTCCTTTTTTCTTATGTCAAATTGAATGTCTAAAGAAAAATGGATCTCTCTTTTGAGGAATGATACCATCTTTCCAAACTTGAACTGAAAAGTCTTCGGTGGTTCTCTCCTTTTTTTATTTCTGAGTAAAAGTTCAAATCCCCTGTTCATATTAGGGGAGTCTAACTTTTCATTATTTAGTGGTCCTTCTTTTTCTTCCAGGTCTTTTGTCATTCTTGTACCTCTCAGCGTCACTTAAAATTTTCTCTAGGTAGTTCTTAATCTTACGACCCTCTGGTTTACCTAGGTGACCGTAACCTTCCCTGAGTTGTCTATGCATGTCATCACCACCTCCCTCTAAGTATCCCTCAAGGTCCAGGACCAGGGACTTAATCTCTGATGCAGTACAACTCATCAGGAAGTGTTCAATGACTGTCTTAGATACCTTTGTGTCTCTTAGATACTGATACATATCGAGAACGTATCTACCATAGAATACATGATCTATAGCGTGTTCAACAATATCGTATAGTTCTTCTTCCATTACACCAAATTATTCTCTTTAAGATATTTAACAGTTTCTGCACATCCCCCTAACAATCTACCATCAACGGAGATTTGAGGGAACGTTGAACCTTCACCAAATCTACCGTAGAATTCTTGTTTGTCAAAGTCTCTACCAAGTTTATATTCAGAGTAACTTTGTTCAGCTAACTTAAGTACGTTGATTACTTTTGTACAATAAGGACATCCAATCTTTGAGTAGACTGAGAAGTTGTTCATAGTAATATGATGAGAAACGGAATTGAAATTGTAAGTAGACCTAATAGAAATCCCCCCAGCTCTTGTGCCAGGGGGCGAATACTGTGTTCATTCATCGACTGTCTTGTTCCACTCTTTGAATGATGATTGATGTTGACCTTCATTCTCTTTGGGATCTAATTTATCATATCCCTTTTTCTTCTTCCAGTCATTATACATCGCAGCAAGATACCAAGACCCTGATAGGGACTTGGCACCGTGATTAAGGAGATCGGTAGCATGTTCAGACAGAACTTTCATTGCCTGATACTCTCTTCTCCAATTTGAATCGTCATAATTTTTTTTCATAATTTATATATGGATTCAATCACTCCAGTGTATCAATCAATATCTTTATTGTAAAGTTCCTCAAGTTTTTCTCTTGAGAAATCTACATACATCACTTCTTCACCATACTCAGGTGCTTCTGGATGACGATTACGTTTGATGGGTCTGCTCATCTGACTGATAGCCTGGATGTTTGCATACATCAATGCAAATGCCGATCCTGCAAGGATGGCGAAGAGTGCGAAGTATAGGAATGCCATTAGTACATTGCCTTAAAGTTTTGTTTTAATACTGTAGTTGTATTACCAAATGTTCTCTTGATGAGTTCATCGACAGAGAACATACCGGCACCATTGAGAAGGATACACATCGCACCTCCCCAGTATAGACCGAGTAGTTCCAACAGATAGATATTGAATCCACTAGTCATGACTGCGTGGTAGATAGCAATCGACATGGTACCCACAATAGAGAGAGCACCAAGTCTTGCACCCAGTCCTACAATCAATGCCCAACTACCTGCGATCTCAGAGAAGGCAGCAATGTAGGACAAGAAGATAGGGAATGGTAAATGTAATGGTCTTACGAAAGCATTTGCAAAGTTCTCAATATCATTTAGTTTTTCAAATCCGTGATGTATCAAAAGCACTCCGACACAAAGTCGGAGTACAAGGAAACCAAATGAATTAATCACAACGCATTACCTCTAGGAAGTACTTCCTCGGGGAATACAAAGTCCTCATGTGGTTGGTCGGCAGGTGCCATCCAAGCACGGAGTCCTTCATTCAAAAGGATATTTTTAGTATAGAAGGTTTCAAATTCAGGATCCTCCGCTGCACGAATCTCCTGAGATACAAAGTCGTAAGCACGAAGATTAAGAGCGAGTCC